CCCTGCCCCGCCTGCTCGGCAACCGCCGGCATGTCCGGGAAAAGGGCGTCCAAGGCACGGCGCACGGACCCTTGGCCACCCGCGACCTCATCGACCGCGGCGTTCACAAGGGTTGCAGCTGCGCCCGACACGGTGCCCGCCGTCGCGCTGATGCCGTCGGCATATCCCTGCCCCGCGTCCTGACCGAGACCCATGTAGACGCGCGAGGGCGAGTGACTGTCTTGCGCCTCCTGCGCCGCTCGCCTGCCCCCAAGGATCATATCCCGGACGACCTGTTTGACCGACGCTGCCTTCTCCCTGATCCCGGCAACGTAGCCGTCGATCAGGTCCCGACCCGACTGGACCAGCCCGTTCGCCCAGCCGGACACGGTCGTGGTGATGGTATCCCAAATGCCGTCCAGCGCCGCTGACACCGAGGCCGAGGCGGCGGCGATCCCGTTGTTGATCCCGTCGACCAGCCCCTCGCCCTTGGCGATCGCACGCTCAGACCAGGCGGTCAGCGCTGGAAGGACTGCGCCCGTCCACCATTCCTCGATCGCCTGGCCGATGGTCGCGACGCCAGTCCGGATCTCGCTAACGACCTTGTCCACCAAGGGCTTAATCGGATTAAGGGACAACACGAGAGTCCCGAACCCTTTGACTGCCAACCAAGCACTTTGCCACATCGCAGGCCAGTCGCCATCAAACAGCGCCTTAATCGAATTGCCGGCGTTTCGAATGCCGTCAAGGAGACCCCCGAACCCTACCTTGGCCTGTTCAGCCATCGTAACTGTTGCGGCATAAATGGCATCAGAGGCTTTCGGGAACATTGCGGCGAGGGCAAATGTCGCCTTCTTGATGGTGTCCCAGTTTCGGACGATCGCGACACCAGCAACTGCGGCACCAATTGCCAGAAGGCCAAGAGGTGAAATCACTGCGGCCAGGAGCGGAGCAAGCGGCGCAAGCGTCATGACGACGACGCCCAACCCCATCGCGAGCGGGCCCAGCATCGCGGCGAACGCAGCGCCCACCGAGATCAGTTTCTGCGTCTTAGGGCTCAGATTTTTGAACCATTCCCCGAGCGCCTTGATCTTGTCGGTGATCGCGGTCATGACGGGGATCGCGGCTTCCGCGAGCTGCAGGAAGACCGGCATCAGATCGACCAGGCTCGCCTGCAGCTTCGTCTTCAGGATCTCGCCGACGAGCTGGAACTCCTGCCGCGTCTTCCGCGCCGCCTGGATCGTGTCACTGTTGAGGACCATCCCCATCGCTTCGGCCGCTTTCGACATTTCGTCGATGGCCGCTCCGTTATCCCGAAACAGGGGAATAAGGGCCGTCGCGTCGGATGCGATCGCCTCCATGTAGAAGGTCATTTCCTGCTGGCTGACCTTGGCTCTCTCGAGACTGGAAATGTAAAGCTGCAGCGCATCTGCCGAGTTGAGGCCACGGAACTGCTCTGCGGTCACCCCCACCTTCGGCGCGATGTTGTCGAAAAAATCCGCCATCGGCCCGGCGCCGGTCTGCAGGAAATCCCCGACCTTGTCGTTCACGTCTTTCAGGATATCGGCGAGCTTGTCCTGCTCGATCCCCAGCGTGCGTGCCCCCAGTGACATCACCTTGAACTGCTGGATCCCGACCCCGGCGATCCGCGCCTGGTTGTCGAGCTCGATCATCGCATCCGCCGCGCAGGTGGACATATGGGCGAGCCCCGCCATGGGCGCCGTGATCGCGGCCGTAAGCCCGGCGCCGACATTGCGGACGGACTTGCCAAGGGCCAGCATGTTCTTGCGAAGAAGGGCCGCGCGTTTCTCTGCCGCGCTGGCCCCCTTCTCGAAGGCACTCGTCTCCAGCGACAGAATGCCTCGCAACATACCCACAAGCGCGTTGCTCATTGGATGATCTCTCCGGTGGTCCTGATGTGCATAAAGCGGAGAAGCCGCTCGATCTCGTCGTCCGACTGCCGTTCCCGGTGTCGGCGCTTGCCCTGGTCGATGATCTTCTCAGGGGCGGGGTAGGATTTCGGCGCGTTGACCGCGATCCCGACCAGCTGGCCCGTGAGCCAGGCCTGGTATTGCACCGTGGCACGATCCATGTCGGCTCGTGCCACCGCGCCTTTCATGATCACGCCGAACTCGCGCAGCGTGACCCGCCAGAACTGCTCGGGCGGGAACCCCGCCGCGACCCAGTCCTGCCAGAGGGCGGCCCAGTCTAGGCCGCCTTCGGTTTTTTTCCCGGCTCCTCGTCGCCCCCCTCCTGCGGAAGCGAGGCCGCGATCGCGCCGTTGATCAGGTCCATGATCGGTTCGAGACCGCCGGCCGCGTCGATGATCCGGCCCGCATCCCTGGGCGTGATTCCCTCATGGTTCTCGACAAGGCCGGCCCAGACGAGCGCGCGGATCGTCTTGAGCGAGATGTCCTCGCGGCCCAGCACGTCGAGCACCGATTGTCCGGTCTCGTCCTCGAACTCGACGAAGGCATTGGTGGTGTAGTGCAGCGTGTAGGTCTTGCCCTCGACGTCGAAGTTCACCTTGCTGCGCGGATCCATTCCCTTTTTCATGCGCGCGCTCCTCAGGACCCGGCGGTCCAGGACGGCACGCCCGAGACCTTGAAGGTCGCGTTCACGATCAGCTCGTCGTCGATGTTGATGGTCGGCGGCTCGAGGCTCGTGATGAGCCCGCTGTAACCCCAGATCGCGCCGGAGACGGTCTCGATCTCGTAGTAGCCGGGATCGTCGTCGGTGAAGTCGGTCAGGAGCGTCTCGTAAGCGAGATCGCCGGCCCCGAGGAAGAGCTCGGCCGAGAACTCGCCACCATCGCGCATCCCGCCCAAGAACTCCCGGAACCGGCCCGGGCTTTCGAGGTGCGACACGTCCTTCGTGTCGCGCGACAGTGTCGCGGGCGTCAGGCTGCGCACCTTGGCCACGGCCGTCATGACACCGCCCGAGGTGCCGTCATCGGACCGTTTGAAGGTGGTCCCATACCCGATCTTTGCGTCCGCCATGTCAGCTCTCCTTGCTCCAGACAATTGCGTAATCCGTCGACACGCGGGTCAGCACCCGTCGCTCGTCGGCATCGACGGCACCCATGTCCCGTCGCATCACCTTGGTGATCACGTGAAACCGGGTGTCACCCTGGACCCCGGCAAATCCATTGATCGCGGCCTCGATCACGTCCGCCGCGTAGGCCGCCGTTTCGAGCAGGTCGGCCCAGACATCGAGCTGCACCCGCGCCGACTTCAGCCCTGTTGGCCCGTCGAGGCTCATCGGCTCGGTCTCGCTGATCTCCTGCAGCACAACGAAGGGCACGCCGCTCTGTCCCTCGGGCTGGCGCAGCCAGTGAACCCGCCCACCGGCGGCCAAAGTGACTGCCGAGTCCGACAGGAGCAGGCTTCGAAGATCCGCCTTCACAGCGCGCCGCCCCGTCTGACGAAGCGCGCGATGGTCCGGGCGACGTCCCGGCGCAGCTCGGTGACCATGATGTCCCAGGCCTCCGGCGACTTCGCATCCCAGGCCGGGCGCATGAAGGGATGCGCCGGCATCTTGTGACTGCCGAACTCGTTGACCATCGCCGCGGCGTAGGGTTTGCGCTCGGGCTTGCGATCCTGGTGAATCGAGGTCAGCACGCCCACGTGCATCGAAACCTCGTTTCCGGCATCGCGGCGCCCGGCCCGCGTGTTCGCGCGGGAGGTGATCCCGATCGAGTTGTGAAGGTCGTGCGCCGCCGTCGCCGGATCGTCCGCTGCCAGGCGCGCCGCCTCGGCCCGGATCGGCTCCGCCGCCTTGCGCAGGACCCGGCGCGCGCTCCCCCGCGCCAGAGTGTGCGGCAGGGCCATGAGCAGCTTCTCCAGTTCGCGCCCGCCCTCGAACTTGAAATCCATATCCATCAAAGCGCCTCGGTTGCGGTGAGTTCGAGATACTGGTGCCGCGCGCCGCGCAGGCTTTCCTTGACCCCGGTGATGTTCCAGCGCCGACCGTCCACCACCATGACGTCGGCGGGCGTGATCTGGCGGGTGCTCGCGGTCGAGGCGACAATCCAGCGCGACGTGACGCCAGCGATCTGCATGTCGTTGGCGAGCCGTTCCTGATCCGACAGATCCTCGCGCTTGGCCCAAGCTGCACAAAAGGACGGCGGCAGCTCGATCTCGGAGGGCGACACTCGCACCTCTTCGCCAAGCGCGTTCAGCGTGGACGGGACCTCCTTGGCCCCCGGATCCGTCGCATAGCGATAGAACACCGCCTTGCGGTCCAACTGCCCGATCGCGACCGCCATCAGATCACCGACCGCCGGTAAGGCGCGCACAGAGTCCGCACGCCGAGCGGCAGTTCCTCCATTGCGCCGGCCGTGACCGCTTCGCGGTTCTGGTAGAAGTGACCGGCGAGCAGCCGCGCGGCCTGAACGATAGCCGGTGGGACGTCTGCGGCCGCCGCCCCGAACCCCGCGGTATAGATCACCGTCACCGGTTCGCGGTCATCGGCCGAGAGCGCGGGCGCGGCGAAGCTCGCCCGGAAATTGATACGCGGGCCCCGCGGGTACTCGACCAGCTGGTAGTCGGCGGGATCCACCGTCTGTTCCTCTCCCGCCGTGTCGAGGTAGGAGACCGCCACATCGCTCGCGTCTGGCAGCGACAGCGGGAGTGGCGACGACCATTTCGCGAATCCCTCCTCCCACACCTGGTTGATCAGGCAGCGCCCGAGGTGTCCGCGCGGCCCGTCCAGATGGGATACGGCAGCGGCGACATAGTCCGCCACAGCCGTTTCCTCTTCGGGATCGAGGATGCGCAGGTGCCGCAGAACATCCGCCGCCGTGATCACCTCGGCGGCGGGACCTTCGAGACGGGTCAGGCTCACGCTGCGCCGCCCTCACCTTCGGGTTTCGCGTCGCCGCCCTCGCCGTCGGTCGGCGTGGCGCCACCCTTACCCTCGGGCGTCGCGGTGCTCGTGTCGGTGACCTTCGTTTCGGCCGAGGGCACCGCCTGGTTCGCGGGCTTCGGCGCGGCCTTGTTCTTCGGGGCCTTCTTCGCCTTCTTGTCGTCCGCGCCGTCCTCGGCTCCGGATTCGACCAGAACGCCTGCAGCGACGAGGTGGTCGACCTCACCCGGATGCGCGACGCGCTCGTCGCCTTGGTCATACCAGCGGTCACCCTGGTGGGGACGTTTCACGATGTAGGTTTTCGGTGCCATGGAACCCTCCGTTTGGCTGTCATCGTCTCAGGAAAGGGGGCGATCGCCCGCCCCCTCGAGGAACCGACGCGCCTTAGGCGATGCGACCGAGGTCGCCATAGACGAAAGCCTCGGGACGATAGATCGCCAGCGCGAGACGCTCGTCGGCCAGAACCGTGACGAGGCCTTTGGTGAAGTCGTCGTTCTCGTAGCCCACTTCGACGCGGGTCTGCTCGCGGTCGAAGACCTGCGCCTGACTGTCGAAGGCCCCGGTCAGGAACTTGTCGACGGTGATCGCCGGGGTCTGCACCACCGGCAGGCGCCACAGTGTCGGCGTCGCGCCGCTCTGAGGATCGCCAATGATGTAATTGCCAACGGTGTCCTTGAGCGTCTCGATGGCTGCCCAGTCGATCGGGTTCAGAACGAAGCCGGACGAGGGGAACTCGGCGAGATAGACTTGGAGCGCCGCGAACCGGAGCGTGTCGACCAGGTTGCCCGCAACAAGCGAACCCGGTGCGGAAAACGCGGTCGCATTGGTCACCAGGCCCGACAGGTTCTGACCGGTGCCGTCGCCCGACAGAAGCTGGATCTCTTCCTTGAAGTCCACGCCATAGCGCAGGCGACCGTCGATCATCGAGGCAAGCATCGGTGCATCGTTCAGCACCTCGCGAGACGCCTTCATGAAGTGACCGATCGTGGCCACGTTGGCGTTCTTGAGTTCGAGCTTGACGTCGGACTGCGGCCGTTTCGCGCCCTCGGCAACCGGTGCGGCCGAATTGGTGAACCCGGTTTCCTGCACATACTGCACCACGTTCGATTGGGTGGTGCCCGGCATGAGCAGGTTACGGATCGTCATGCGGCGGTTGGGCTGCATCTGAACGCCCGGCAACCGCGCCGGCGCGATGGCATCGCCCGCCGATCCCGCCGCGTCGGTGGTGAGCGAGGTGATCGTCGCCTTGAGCATCATGTCGGCCTTGCCCTTGGTCGGACGGCTGTCGAGGAAGGATTTGACGCCCTCGTTCTCGACGAACCGCTGGCCGAGCGACATGGGCGCGCCGTCACCGGGATCGCGCACGCCCTTCTGCTCGAGCGTGCGCACCTGCTCGGTAAGCTCGCCCATCTTGAGGAGCGCCTCGTCGATCTGCTCTTTCATGCCCGCGGTGAGCTTTTCGCCCTTCTCCGCCCGGCCGAGCGCGTCTTCCGCCTTGGCGCGGATGTCGTCCTGCGATTTCTTCAGGTCCGCCGCGAGTTCTTCGGGCGTGAGTTTCTGGTCACCCATGGGTGCCTCCATTGCTGTAATTGATGTGGGATCGGGCCTCAGCCCATGAGCGCCCGCGTGAACCGCGACCAACGCTCGTCCGCGTCATCGGCAAGATCCCCTTGCCCCTTCAGGTGGACGCGCGCGGCACGCTCCGCCTGTGCATTCGAGAAGCCCAATCCCTTGAGCCAGGTCTCGAATTGCCGCTCGGTCAGCCGGTCCCCGGCCTTGAGCATCTCGGAAAGTTCATGCACCGCCTTCGCCGCTTTCACGCTGGCGATGGTGGCGTTCTCGTTGGCGGGCGTGGACACGACGCTGATCTCGACGAGGTCGAGTTTCTCGAGCGTCCAGACGCCGGTCTCGGTATCCACCGAATAGGCCTTGATCCGGTAGCCGATCGACAGCCCGTCGATGTCGCCTGCCTTCAAGAGCGCGAGCGCCTCGGCACCTCGGCGAACCTCGAGGTTGAGCTTGCCCTTGACCATGAGGCCCCGGTCATCCTCAGAGAGCTCGGTCCAGCGCCCGATCGGTTCGTGACTGTCGTGCTGCCAGAACATCTTGGGCGACGTGCCCTTCGCAGCATGATCGGCCAGCGTGTCGGCATAGGCCCCGGCCGCGATGACATCGCCATAAGCATCCGGCTCGCCGCCAAAGGTCGAGGCATAGCCCTCGATGGTCCCGGCCTCCTCGTCGATCGCCTTGATCGACAGGATCGGCGCGGATTTATGCGCGGTCATGTCCATGGTCTCACTCCTGTTCGGTTGTGGGCACCGAGGTGATCGGCTGGTTCTGCATCTGCATCCGGGGCACGTCGCCGCCGGGCACGGGCGGCAGGCCCTCGATCTCGCGCACCTCGTTGATCGTCATCCAGCCGCTGGCGAGCGACTCGCGGTAGAACCGGGCGCGCGCCGCGCTGTCGGCGCGCAGGAGCCCCTCGACGTTGAACTTGATGTGGACGCCCCGGACCCGGTCCGCCGGCGTGAGCAGCGCGCGTTCGAGACCGGTCTCGATCCGCTTCAGCCGCACCCGCAGCGTGAAGGTCAAAAAGCCGATCATCTGGCTTTCAAGCCCGGTGCCCCAGCTCGTCGCCTTGTCGGTGTGGCCGATCATGTGCGGCGGCACGCCGAAGAAGCGGCAGATCTCCTCGACCGAGAAGCGCCGGCTTTCCAGCATCTGGGCGTCCTCGGGATTGATGCTCAGCTCCTGCCAGGTCTGCCCGCCTTCGAGGATCAGCGGACGCCCGGAGTTGAGCGCACCCATGCGCTTTTCCGCGAGCCGGGTTTCCGCGAGCTCGCGCTGCTCGGCCGTCAGGAACTCCTTGAACGTGAGCGCCCCGCTCGGACGCATCCCGTTTTGGAAGATCGTGCCCGCCGAGCGCTCGGTCGCGCGCGCCAGGCCGAAGCTGTGACGCGCAAAGGCCAGCGTCGATAGCCCGCCCGTCGGGTGCCCTCCAAAGCCGCGCAGATGCACGATCCGGCTTTCATCCTCGGTCCGCAGCTGGCCCTCACGGGTCCGCCAGCGGTAGCCGAGCGCGCCGTCGTTGCGACGATAGACCTCGACCCGCGACGGGTTGAGCGCGTTCATCCCGATGACACGACCCTGCCCGTCGAAGAGCTTCTCGGCAAAGCCATTGCCCCAGAGCTCGATCCCCAGCGCCATCGCCTCGATGAACTCGAGCGCCGTCTGATCCGCGTTCGGGCTGTCGTGCAGGATCCGGGTCAGCGGATGATCCGGTGCGGCCTCGGCCTGACCGGACGCGCCACGGCGGCGCACTTCGAGCGGGAGCGACGCGATGGTGCCGGCCACCAGGTTGGTGCAGGCCCAGACCGCCGACAGCGCCATCGCCGAGGTTTCGGTTATCGTCTCGCCCGCGTCGCTCCGACCGATGCCTGCCTGCCGCCAGGCGGCGGCATCCGTCAAAGGCAACTCGACCCGCGGCTGCAACATCGATTTGATCCGCGTGAACATGCCCAACGAGGTCGTCCTTGTTTCAGTTTGTGCCGAGAGCTTCGAAGAAGCCCTTGAGACCGCCGCCGGCCGCCACCGGGTTCAGGTCCATCAGGATCGCCGCGTTGAAGAGCGCGATCAGCGGGTCGATCTTGCAGGCCCCGGCGCGTGCCTTGTTGATGATCGTGTTGTTGCCCCGGGTCTCGGCCTTCGCGTTGCCGATCGACCAGCGCATGATGCCCTGCCCACCGTGGCGAAACCGCCCGTCGAGGAAGCGCCGCTCAAGGCCCTTGATCGCCCCATTGAGCTTGTAGCCCTGCCCGACACCGTAGAAGGCCTCGGGCGCGAACCCCGCCGCCTCGAGCTCGTCGAGGAGCGCTGCCACCCCGTGCGGATCGAGCCCGACGAAGCCTGCCTCTGGATAGAGCCCGGCCTCGCGCGGGATCGTCACCAGTTCCGCCATCTGGCGCGCGTGCTCCTGACTGTCCGGTTCGATGACCAGATCGCCCTCCGCTTCGAACTCCTGCAGGATCGGCGCGATCTCCTTGCGACGCTCGAGCGCATCGGGCGCCACCCAGGCGCGGCCCCAATGGAGGAGCCGCCGTGTCTTCACCTCCCGCCCGAGGAAGGCGAGCGCCGACAAGTCGTCCGCACCGCCCATGTCGCCGCCGACCACCACGACCTCCGACCGATCGAGCAGCGCGTAGAGATCGGCGAGGCCGGGGTCCGCCAGGTTCTGCCAGTAGTCCGCCCCCACCCAACGCTCCGAATGCAGCCCGAGCCCAATCTCGACATTGAGGTGCTGCGAGGCAAAGAGCGCCTCAGCCTCTTTGCCGCGCACCTGCGCCTTGCGCCATTCGTCCTGCAGGAACTCGATCGACACCGACCGCTCGAGGTTCGGGTTCACCAGCCCCCAGGTTGTCTCGTCCCGCCACGCCTCGGCTTTGGCCATCTTCTCGGGCAGCTCGTAGAGCACCGCGAGCATCGGCAGCTTCAGCGTGCCGTCCCGCACCTGTCGCGCCGTGGCCAGTTCCGCCTTCCACTGGCCGCGCGGTTCTTCCTTCGACTGCGTCGTGATCTGCAGGAAGAACCCGTCAGGCCGCGAGGCCAGACCACCGCGCAGCTCGGTGAAGATGTCCGGCGCCTTGGGCTTCGCGCCCAGGACGTGGGTCTCGTCGACCAGCACGTAGGTGGCCTTGGTGCCGGTCACCACGTCCGTGTCGGCCGAGACGATCTTCAGTTCCGCCCCGGTCGTCAGATGCTCGATGGTCCGCTTGTGCTCGCGGATCTTGAAGATCCCGCCCTCGCCCAGATCCGAGTCGAGCCGGGCGTCCGCCTTGATCATCCCCTTTGCCTGGCTGAAGGCCGTCTTTGCCACCTCCTGCGTCGGCGCCACGAAGAGAAGCTCCGCATCGGGCCGCTCATTGAGGATCGCGGCCGTCACCATGATGCCCGCCGCGATCGTCGTCTTCGTGTTCTTCTTCGGGATGAGCAGGAAGAACTCCCGGATCATCCGCTTTTTCGTATCCGGATCGTAGGACCCGAACACCACCCGCACGAAGTCGAACACCCACACCTCGGCCGTCTCGCCGAAGCTGGGCTTCCCGATCATGTCCGGGATCCGCAGCCGCTTGAACACGGCGACGGCCTTGTCCGCGACCTGCTCGAAGAGCGGCAGCGCCGGGATCAGCGACAGCCCGCCCACGAGGCGCTCTTCCCAGTCCGGCAGCGCCGTGTCCCAAACATTCACCGGGACGGCCTCGACCTCGATCAGTTCGCCCATTTGCCCGGCGTCAGAAGGTGATCGTCCTCATCCGCCACCGCATCGAGCGCCGCGCGCCGCGCCGCTTCCTTCTTGCCCACCGGCACCGGCTTCTCCTCCGCCTCCGGCAGGTCATCCGCCATCCGCTTGGCCGCCAGCATCAGGTCGTTCTTCTCGACGAGCTGCTGGAAGTGGCGCATCGCGCCCACGTTGCCTTCTTCCATCTTGGCCCAGGCGAGCTCGAGCTGCTTGGCCACCAGCATGTCCCGCGCCACGAGCCGCACCGACAGCTCGGATCTAAAATACCGCTTCAGCGTCGGCACCGAGATCGACTTTCCCGTGCGCGGATCCCGGATCACGCCGGCGATCCGGTCATTGCTCCAACCCATCGCCAGCAACATACTGACTTTCCTAGCGTTTTCCTCGGTCCGCTCGAACCGGGGCCGCCCTCTTGTCCCACGTTCCCGGAAAACCGGGTTTCCGAAGAGGTCGACGAGGACCTCCCCGCCCGAAATTTTCTCATCAGCCATTTTTTAAATCCGCGCGTGAGGGGAGCGCGGGCTAGGGGCCGGAGGGGGTCTGAGGTTTACCCCTCCCCCCCGGCGCCGCCGCGCTCAAGGCTCTGCTTCTCGCTGTCGTGCCATGCCTTGGACACGAGCTGCAGGTTGTCGATGTCCCAGAACAGGTCCGGGTCGCCGCGATGTGGCCTGATGTGGTCCACCACCGGACTGTCGGGCGCGTTCTTGCCGCCGATGAGCAGCACGCCGGTCTGCCGGCATACGCCGCCATCGCGAACGAAGACCGCTTGCCGAAGCCGGAACCAGCGGGGCGACGAATACCAGGCGCGCCACGGCGTCACCTTGCGCCGCACCGCGTCCCGCGACACGCCATGGGTCACGGCAATGCGCGTGCCGAGCTTGGCCATCCGCGAAGGTGGTGCCGTCAGTCGTCCCATCGATGTCCCTGAAACGAGAAGCGACCGGGGCGGGTTTGCCGCTCCGGTCGCACAGGTGTTCTCTGGCACACAGTCAATACATTTCCGAGTTCGTCTGTCAACACGCGCGCACCAAGCCTTATTTCCAAGGCGTCTGCGGCGGCATCGCGAGCGTGACGCAGAAGCAGGAGAGCGCGCGACCGATTCGCAGGTTGTCCCTGATTTCAGAAAGCGCACCCCAGAAGGCGAGGTATCCACGCCGTGCCGCGCCGATCTGGGCGGGCGTCGGCGACCAGACAACGGGGCAGAACTGGACGGGTTCGACGACCTGCACGCCACGGCGATTGACGCGCGATTGATGCGGCCAGCCCTCGTCACCCAACTCAGCCGCATCCGCCACCTTTGAGGGTCGCCCTGCTCCATGCTGACGCTTTCCTGCCGGGTGGCAGCGCGGCACCGCACCCACCATCGCATCGGGCAGCATCCCGGCCCGTGCCGCCTCGGCGATGTGGATCGCCATGGACCGGCCACCATGCACCACGGGCAGCGCCGCGACGGCGGCAGCGACCACGTCGGCATCCGGGTGCGGCTCCGATCGCCCGCCGCCGTCGACCCGGCAGCCAAGCCGCGCCCGCTCGATCATCACGTATTCCGTGCCGTAGCCGGGCCGCGCGCCGGTGATCCGCTCGATCTCGGCGAACTCGAGCCGGGCGCACTCGCGCTGGAAGGCCCACATGAGGAGCGGCCAAATCGCCGCCTCGACACGGACACCGGGACGCGGACGGGGCAGCGCGGGGGCGAGGCTGGCGGTGTCGCGTCCCAGCATCATGCGGCTTCTCCCTTGGAGTGATCGGAGGCCTGCGCTTCCCGATGCGCGATCCCGGCGTCGATCAGCGCCTCGACATGGCGGGTGAGCGCGAGGTGATCGGTGAGCCAGGCCCGCTCGCTGGGCAGGATGTCGCCCCGCGCCAGCGCGTCGTTCGCGCGCGTGAGCCGCCGGGCGTCATCCTCGGCCGCCGCAGCGATCTCGCGCATGTCGACCGGGAACAGCGGACGCGGGTGCTTGACGAGAAACCGATAGGCCGCGACGTGCAGGCCCTGCGAGCGAAGCACCGGACCCTCGACCGAGTGCAGCCAGGTCTGGAAGATCGGGTTCGCGGGATCCGGCGGCGTCTCGAAGCGATGGGCGAAGTTGCGCAGCGTGACCCAGCCGGGCCAGACGTTCTTGGCCTTGCCGCCTGCCATCATCATCGCCACCTGCCGAAGCCGTTCGAGCCCGTCCTCGGTCATGTAGCCCAGACGGTCCTGCAGCTTGGCGAGGAACTCGGCATGGCCCTTGGCCGTGCCCCTGGGGTCGCGGATCATGCCGTCGCGTTCGAGCGGCTCGATCAGGCAGCGCCGCACCCGTTCGCGCCCCGAGACGTTGTCGGCCTGCCCGCCGCCCTGCCCCTCCGTCGTGGTCTGCTCGTTCGTCATCACTTGCCCCCTTTCTCAGCCTGTCCAACCGATGTCGTGAAGCTCGCCCTCGGTCAGAAGCCCGGCGGCGAGGATGTGGGATCTGACCCAGACCGCGACGTCGGCGAGCGCGTCCCGGCGACCTTCCCGGAAGGTCCTTACGGCGCGTTCAGCATCGGCGATGACGGCTGAGTTTTCGGATCGTTTCGGGGCCTGCAAAACCGGCCCGCCGGGGTTCCTTACGGGTTCTTTACAGGTTCCCTCTCCAGTGGGCTGGAGACGGCTCCCCCTGTTTTTTGGAGACGGCTCCCCCCTTTTTTTGGAGACGGCTCCGTCTCCAGTTTTTGGAGACGGCTCACCGCGATATCCGTCTCCAGATTTTGGAGACGGCACTTGTGCGCTCTCCAACTCGAACCCCAAGATGTAGCGGGTCGGGAGCTGCTTCTTGGACCCCTCGTCCCAGCACTTCTCGCGCCGTAGCAGGCCGCGTTCCTCGAGCGCGTTGAGCGCGTTGTTGAGCGTGCCGTTCGACACCCCGGTCGCGTCTCGCAGGTAGGCCTGCGTCGGAAAGCAGCCCGCCGAGGGGTTGTGGCAGTCGCACAGGTGGAAAAGGACGCGGAACTCGCTGTTCGACAGCTCTGCCCCGCTCATTCCTGCCAGCCATGTGGTTGCTTTGTGGCTCATCGTCGTCCCGTCCCGCGCCTCTCTGGGCGCCATGCTGCTCGTGCCCGCGCGAGAGGCCCCGCGCGGGCGGTTGTCATGTGGCGCGGCCCCGGTGCAGGAAGGGCACCGGCCTCTCGCGCCGCCGCAGTTCGGGCAAGCATCACCCCGGCACCCACGGCCTACCGCTGCCCTTGGCCCGGCAGTCAGGGCGGTGCGCGGCCCTCCGCCAAGGCACGCACGCTTGCGAACGGGGCCGCCCGGACACCCACGAAGCGGATGAACCGGGGCCGCGCGTTCAACTCGATAAGGGTGAAGATCTCGTCGATCTCGCCGCAGTAGCCGGCGTCGCGCTCCATCTGGGCGGCCACGCGCCGGACGCCGCCCATGACGGTGGAATGATCGCGGTCGAGATAGATCCCGACCCTCGGAAAGGACCAGTCGAGCGCGTGGCGCAGGAAATACATCACCTCCTGCCGCACCCCAGCCTCGGGCTGGCAGGTCGAGGCCGACAGGACGTCCGCCACCCTGACCTCGCGCACACGGGCGACGATCTCGACGATGTCCTTGGCCGGTTGCAGCCTGCCGACACTACGCATGGATGAGCCTCCTCCTGGCACGCTCCGGGATCAGGGCCAGTCCGCGCGGATCTTCGGGATAGTCATGCGGGCGCTCGCACCTGAGGCGCGTGCCCGGCGGCACCCAATGGAGCCGCGTGCCGCGCCCCATGTGCCGCTTGCGCCAGATGAACCAGGCATAGGCGGCCGCCGTGGTGGGCTTCTTGTAGACGCCTTCCGGGTGCAGATAGGGCCGATCCGGGCAGCGCATCACGCCAGCGTGGATCACCACTCGCTCGGCAAAGACCATGACGTCCGTCGGCGGCATCCGGTCGAAGATCATCGTGTAGCGCTCGGCACCCTCGGCAAAGGCCATGCGCTGGAAAAGCGCCACGCCCTCATGCGCCACGTCGAGCGCCCGCTGCGCGAAGCTGAGCGACAGGTTGTAGGGCGGGTTGGTGATCACCCAGTCGAAGCCGTCGTCACCGTCGCGCGGGGTCAGGAAGTTCCGTTGCCCAAAGCCCGCGCCGTAGTCCACAAGGTCCGAGGCCATGACGACACCGAACCGCTCGCAGAGCGGGCGCACCATGTGGCCCCGGTTGGCGGCGGGCTCCCAGACGGAGGCGGTGCCGGGCGCCGCCCCCATCGCCTCGAGCCGATCGAGCATCGCCCGCGTCGCCCAGGGCGGCGTCGGGAAATCCTCGTCGCTGTCGTCGGGTTCGGTGCGCGAGGCGGTGAAGCCGCTGTTCACGCGAATGGCGCCTTTCGTCCGGCCAAGGTCGCGAACCGTGTTTTTCCCCAACCCGCTCATGACGCGAGCGCCTTGCGGATGCGGGTCAGCGCGCTGATCGCCTCGTCGACCTCCTTGATCGCCGCCGCACCGCCCTCGGGCGTGTCCGCGCCGAGCAGCGACAGCACCGCCGCGATCGCCTCGCCCGTCTCTTTCGAAATGACGCCGGACAGTGCGAGCAGATCCTCGGACCTTGCCACCCCGCCCTGCTCGCGCATGTCGCGGATCAGGAACTCGGTCACCGGGAACTCACCCGCCGCCGACTGGAGCGCGATCAGGTCGGACACGGTGTAGTCCAGATCGCCCGCCTTCTTCTTGGACAGCGTGCCCTTGGAGACCGAGTGCCCCCAGCGCGCCTCGAGCACGGCGCAGGCCGCATCGAACCCGCCGAGTTTCTCGATCAGCGCTGACATCTGCAGCCGCACGATAGCCCGGGGATCAATCGACATCCTGACCTCCGTCGCCACGCTTCCGCGCGGCCATTTCCTTCATGGAGTTGATCATCCGGTTTTCGCCAGATCCGATCGCCTCGGTGATTTCCGCTAGCAGAGCGGACGGATCAGCAGGCGGGCGCTCCATCGCCGCCACCCGCGCCTCCAGCGCCGCGATCCGGGCCAAAAGTTCATCCGACATGGGAAACCTCGATTCCTTGGCTGGACGTGCGGCCCATGCCAGCGTGACGATGTGAGAAAGGAGAGCGCATCAGATCGGCGCCCGGCACCGGGGCGCGAAAGCATGGGATTGAACGTGACGGGATCATGCCGTCACCCCCGAAAGAATAGCCGCAGGCCGGATCGACAGACCCGGCCTGCGCCCGCTACGGTCACGGTGCCAACCATTAGACCGCACGGGAATTTCATGCTCAAACTCTTGAAGGACTATTTCGTCGGGACCCCTCGGATCGAGGACCCCGCTCCGCAAATCACGCTGCGCGCCGTTGTGCTGACCGGTGACGACATCGTCGAAGAGCCGCCCAAAGGACCCGAGCGCAAGGTTCTCGCACTGGAACCCTACTTCTGGATGATTGAATACGAAGACGCCAAGGGCCAGATCACCAGACGCCGGATAACGATGCGCACGATCGAGGAGGTCGGGGAGAACCTCATTCTCCGCGCCTACTGCCACGAACGCCAAGCGAAGCGCAGCTTTCGGATCGACCGCGTTATCTGCCTCATCGACCAGGACGGCGAGATCGAAGATGCCGCCGCATGGTTTGCTGACATCCTCGAAGACACCGATTTTCGGATCACGACCAAGCCTTATTCGCAGCGTGGCCCGAACAAGGTTCAGGCCGAGCCGAAGGCGCCTGCAGTCTCGCCCTACACCACGCTGCGCCGTGAACTGACTCCTGCGCTGGACGTGCTGATCGCGGCGGCGCGGTCGGACGATGTCCTGCACCCCGGCGAGATGGAGCGCATCCTGCGCTATGCCGAGGACGAGGCCTGCATCATGCGTGACGCGGGCACCCTCCCCTCGCTCGAAGGCGAAATGTTTGAAAAACTGGAGCGCACGATCCGGCGCATCCGCCCGACGCGTGACACGGTCGAGGCGAGCCTGACCGCGCTTGCCAGCTGGGAACCGGCCCGACTTGGGCGACTGGCACGAGCGCTGGGACAAAGCGTCAAGGCTGACGGGCGCGTCGATGACATCGAGGCGGCGCTCGCCGAGGAACTTTTTGACGTTGGCACCCGCGCGCACGGGTTCGGGTGGGAGGACGATTGAGGGACACATCACGCCGCGTCCTCGATCCAAGAGGACGCCGGCACTGCACCAGCCGTTTCCCGTTCAATGGCAAACGCAAGTTCGAGACCGGGCGTTTTATCTCCGTTCACGATCTCGCTCATGTAACCGCGAGAAATACCAAGGCGAACAGCCATGCCCTTCTGAGGGATGGCGTTCTCGGAAAGGTATGTCTTGAGCAGTGTCATAACGGAGAGTTGGCATATAGCGAACAATCGTGCAAGGAAAAGTTCGCTTGGTGCAATTTGCCGACGTTCGAGCAAAGTGGCACACAGCGAACATGAGTTCACTGCGCCTCAGAGAGCTTCGGAAGCACCGCGGACTGACCGGCGAGCAGCTGGGCCAGATGCTCGGCATCTCCAAGGGATACATCTCGGAACTTGAGAACGGGCGTAAGACGCCTGGCGGCAGACTTCTACTAGATATGGCCGAGGTATTCGGCGTCGAGGTAGCAGACCTATTCGACGGAACACCCGACGAGAAAACCGACGCTTCGCTCGCCGCACACCTTGAAATTATGCGTCAGCTTCCCGAACCGGATCGATTGGCGATTGAGAAAGCCGCTCTCGGCTTGCTCGCAAAGAACTCCGAATCATAGCCTCAATTAGCTTTCGATCTTCTGGCCGAAGAGCCCTAAGAACCTTCTGAAACTCTTCGTTCGTCATCAATCTGCGCCCATCTCTATCAGAACAAGATGAGAACATAGGGCATGCGTGTCAATGACATCCGGGACATCCACACTCGATGACAAGATGCTCTCCCGCGCAAGATATTGACCCACAACCTGTGGTGCGATTCGCCAGGGCCGCGCCTTCGTCGTCCCCATAGTTCGCCAAGTGCAAACTTTTTGTTTGATCTAAAGTTCGCAATGTGCCAACCATGACCCCCATCACCCCGATGGAGGCCCACCATGCCGCACCCCACCGAAGACCCGCGCTTTCGTGACCAAATCGACGTCGCGCGGATGATCGTCGCCGCACCGAAGGGCACATGGCCCGCCACGACCCGCGACCTCGCCCTGCGCGTCGTCGCCTCGCACCCGGCACCGAACGTCATCCCCTTCCCGCGCCCCCGGCCCTGCCTGTCCGTGGTGCAAGGCGGTGCGGCATGACGACCGACGTGAAACGCGACACGCCGCTGCAGCGGATCAGCATCGAGGCCGCCAACGCCTGCGCCATCATCTTCCCGGTGGAACAACGCCCGAACGGCGCCGTCACCATGCCCGAACCCGGTCGCGTCGTGCCCATGTCCAAGGGCCGGGACGATCCGGCGTTCGAAGCCTTCGTCGGTCGCAAGCAGCGGCGTCTGCTGGCGCAGCTTTCGGCAGACGGTGACCACTACCTCTTCACGTCGCGTACGTCGTCGGGGCCGCGCTATTTCGCGGTCGAAGTGGCTGCGCTCGACGACTACGCCGCGCAATTCGCGTGGATCATCTGTGAGTTGCACGAATGACCCTGCACCCCACACCACTCGCCGCCTTCCTCGCCCGCCTGGACACCCTCGCGCCCGAGGACCGCGCCGACGCCATGGCGAACGAGGCACTCGAAACCGACGGCAGCTTCTTCCCCACGTCGAAATCCCAGCCCCGCGCCACGCTGCACGGGGTCTGCGCCCATGGCACCGACACCGACGACCTGGTCACCAACTGGATCGCCGCCGCCCGGAAGATCCTGCACCGCGACGCGATGCTCGAGGCAGCGACCCGCGCGCTCTACGACGCGGACACCCTGAACGACGCGCTGGCCGAGGCCTGCCACGCGATCCTGCGCCACTCGACCGAGGCGAGCCTGCGCATGGCCGCGCAATCAGAACTCGACCGGCTGGCCCGTGACGCGGCGGCGAGGACGGCGGCATGAGCCTATGCTTTCGTGAAATCGTCCCCGTAGAGCGTCATGCCCGCATGGTTGTGCGCGCGCCGGTTCAATCGGCGAATGACCGGGGGTTCATCCGCGTAGATCATTGTGAGCCGCGCCATGACATCGGCGTCGGGAGCGCCGCCTTCATGTTCGGACAACAGCGTGAAGAACCGGCGACGAAGATCACCGTGGGTGCGGGCGAGACCGCCGAAGTCCCAGACCAGCTGAGCAGCCGCAATGGCGGCTACGGCGATGCCCGCCGCTTGGCCGAAGATGGGAAACTGGCTGCCGAAGGCGGCAATCGCAGCCGAGCCGAGCAGCACTGTCAGGAACTGCAGAAACCTGTGAAGCCGCGCGAGGTTGCGCTGGCACAGATCGTGATAAGTCGCCGACCGAAGAAGGTCGAACCTCAGTTCGGTGACGGGCGCGGCGGACGGATGCCCGGCGGCAGGCCCTTTGGTCCCGAAGGACGCGGCGGTTTCGGGGGTGGTGTCGGTTGTCTGGCCCATCTCTGCTCTCCCATGTCGAACATATCTCCTCTGAAGTCCTCGTTCATTGGGGGTGTGGCGAGTCGCCCGTTGCTGCGGGCGGCTCGCACTGAACTAAGCTGTCCACCCCCAATTCGTCAGTCAAGCACGAATGGGGGTGCGGCATGATCTGGGGACGCACCACGGCAGAGCGCAGGGCCGCTGCCGAAGAATGGACGACACGGTTCGCGTGGTTCCCGGTCCGGCTTTGGGACGGGCGCTGGATCTGGTGGACCGCCTACCTTGTTCGCTGGAGCCAGACACCGCCCGAAGGCGGACCCGGCATATTCCTGCACAGCTGCTTGCAGCGCGTGCTCGAAGTCCCGCCCCAATTCGATCGGCACAACAGTCCGCCACCGCCCAACAGCCGAAAGGCAAATTCAAGCGAGGACGCGGCATGAGCGCTATCAACCCCCTCGGCCGATTCTGGATGGTCGCCCGCAAGCCTTGGGGCCCCGGCAGCCGCACCGAACCCCGCGCCCGTTATTCCAGCCTCGACGACGCCCGCCGCGTAGCCCGCGACCTCGCCCGCACCCACGACGCGCCCTTCGTCATCCTCGAAGCCGTCGAAATCATCCGACCCGATCAATCCGGTCAGGATGACAACACAAGGAGCCTGTTCTGATGACCAACGTCCTGAAATCCCCCCTGTCCCATCTCTCCATCTCGCGCCTGAACCCGCGCCAGACCCACGACCCGGTCGAGGTCGAGGCCAAGATGCGCTCGATCCTGTCGGTCGGGCTGATCAACCCGCTCGCCGGCCAGATCGACCCCGCCACCAGCACGATCGGCATCGTCGCGGGCGGCTACCGCCTGCTCGCCCTGCAGCGCATCGCCGAAGAATACCCCGAGCGCACCGATCTGATCGACGCGATCCCGGTCAACGTGACCGAGGACGAGGCCACTGCCCGCGCCTGGGGCATCGCGGCCCAGACCCAGACTGACCTGACCCCGGCCGAGGAGATCCGTGCCTACGGCACCATGGCGCGCGACAGCTACGCCGACCCGGCCACCATCGCCCGCGCCTTCGGTGTGACCGAGAAGCGGGTGCGCCAGCGGCTCAAGCTCGCGGATCTGCCCGACCCGGTGATCGACGCCCTCGCCGCCCGCGAGATCACGCTCGACGTCGCCGCCGCGCTCACCACCGCGCCCTCGCCCGAGCGGGCCGTCGAGGTGATGGAGGCGGCGCGCCGGGCCGCTTGGAACGACCACATGGTCAAGCGCGAGCTGCACGGCGGGCAGGTGCGCGGCACCGACCGGCGCGCGGTTTTCGTGGGGGCGGCACGCTACGAGGCGGAAGGAGGCCACGTCGAGCGCGACCTCTTCTCGGAGGACATGTGGTTCCTGGACGAGGGGCTGCTCAACACCCTCTTCGACCGCTGCCTGACCGAGGCGCAGCGCGACGCCGAGGCGGAAGGCTGGGCCTTCGTCTGGACCAACCCCGAACACTACCCGTTTAATGATCCGCGCCTCAAGACGGTCGATGAGGTCGATCCCGAGCCGATCGACCTGCCCGAGGCGGACCAACTCGAATACGAGCGGCTCATCAATCTGTCCTATTCCCAGCGCAGCAAGGAAGATGAAGACCGCCTCGACGAACTCGAAACCCGCGCGCGCGGCACTTATACCGACGAACAGGTCGCGGCCTGCGGTATCCTGCTCTGGGTCGATCATGCGGGCGAACTGCACCGCTCTGATGCGCTCCATCGCGCCGCCGGTGATCAGTCAGAGGACGACGAGAGCCATACGGACGAAGACGCGCCTGCCGCGCCCAAACCTGAAAGCCGCGAGCCGTCGCAGGCCGTGCGCTCGGACATGCACGCCATTGCCACCCGCGCCCGGCAGATGGCGCTCCTCGCGAAACCCGAGCTTGCCCGCCAGCTGCTCGCCTACCAGTTGTCGCTTGCGACCGGGTGGGAGCGGATCTTCAGCCTGACCCCGGGCCATGTCCGCAACCTGCCCGACATGACCGAGGGGATGGAGCCGGGGCAGCGCCTCGACCCGCCGCCGCACGACCACAACGCCAAGATCTCGGCCGAGGGCTTCGCCGCCTTCCGCGCCAAGGGCATGAAGCACACGAACGAGGTGCTGACGCAGGCACTGGCCCGGCTGCTCGAGGGATCGACCAATGACCTGGCCAAGGTGATCAACGCCGAGACCGGCGTCGACGTGCGCGCGATCTGGCACCCCACCGAGGCCTTCTTCAAACGCCTGCCCACCGCAGCGCTGGACGCCGTCATGCAGGACCTCCTGCACGACGCGGACGAAGAGATGCTCGCGAAGTTCGCCTTGATGAAGAAATCCGTGAAGGCGAACGAACTTGGCCGGCTCTTCACCAACCTCGACCTGCGCGAGGCATGGGGCCTTTCCCGCGAACAGGGCGCCCGCCTCGACCGCTGGATCCCCGACGAGATGCGCAACGAGCTGGGGATCGTCGAGGTCGTTGCCGAAGAGAAGGCGGCGTGACCATGGGCCGCGCCATCCCTGTCGTTCCTCCCACACGGTTCCCTGTCGGCCACGCCGCGCACACTGCCGCGCGAGACGAGGCCACAACTGCCCCGGGCCCTTCTGCTCCGGCCCGGGGCCTTTTCTCCACCCTGTTCCGGCGCGTGACCGGACCGGCGGCGGGGGTCAATGCCCGCACTCACGGAACCGACCTCCGCCGCCAGACTGCGCAGGAACACGCCGCCCTCTCCATGGCCATGGACGCCCTCGCAGCCCTGCCGCCCGATCGCCTGCGCGACGTGATCCGCGCCCACCTGACCACGCGAGACGACATCGAGGCCGCGCAGCTGCACGACCTCGCCAACCATCTGAGCCGCCACGCCAACGAGATCGAGCGGCGGGAAAGGGGCGAGCGATGACCCGAGAGCAAGCCCAAGCATTCTTGGCCGCGACCCCGGAGTACATTCCCGGTCCCTGCCCATGGTGCGGCGCAACCACCTTCGAAGAAGCCGCCGGTAGATGCCGACCGATGCAGATGCCCTGCGGCGACTACGTGTGCGGCTCTCCGGATGAAGGCCCCAACGCCGAGAGCGAAAGCGGTCCGCTCTTCCAGCGCAACCCAGCATACGATGAGCTGGATGGCTATCTCTGGGGCTGGTTCGCGGTGGATGAAGGTTTGACTGACACACCGCCCACATGGGGAGCAGACGAATGACCCGCACCCGCATCGCCACTCGCCGCCCTTCCGTGACCCGCGACGTCACCTGGACGACCACGCAGGGCTCGCAGAGCTTCAGCCTGACCTTCGGTCTCGATCCCGAGACCGCCCGGCTGTCCGAGGTATTCTATTCCGACGGCCAGCGCGTCGGCTCGCAGCTCCAGCACGAGATCTCGGACGGCTGCGTCCTGATCAGCCTCCTCCTGCAACACGGCGCGGCGCCGGACGCGATCGGCCACAGCCTGTCGCGGATCCCCGTGCTTGGGCAGGACGCCCCCGCCTCGGTCATCGGCGCGATCGTCGAGGCACTGAGACAGGAAGCCGAACGCACGGACGAGGCGGTGCGCCATGGCTGACCGCACCCCACCCGTGCAGCCCGCCTGCATCCGCATCCGCCGCCTCACCTGGAAAGAGGTCACGCCGCAAATGCGCAAGGCCGACGCCCTCGGCCTGATGTATATCGCGACGACCTGCGGTCTCGGAAACTGGGACCTGACGGTTGGGGGACTCACCATCGCGCGCGCGATGCCGATCTACCTCATCGAGGCCTATGCGCAGGAGCACCTGCAGGCCGAGGTGCTGAAATGGGTGGAGGTGTGATGATCATCGAGACCTACTGGAAGCTCGGGCAGATCAATAGCCGATGCACTCTGGCATTCTTGAACGAGGTTGCCGACTGGGTTCCCGTCGAACATCAACAAGGTATTCGCCCGGCCAGAAAGGGCCCCCTGATCGAGTGGATACGAGCTGCGCGAGAGCATCTTTGGGACAGCGTGCCGCGCGATTACAAAGGCCATGTCAGCACGCCGGCAACGTACGATCACAAGGGCCGAGGAGCCACGCCGGGCCCGCGCGATCAGAATGGTAGCAAGCGCACACAGGGCAATCTTTGCCTTATCCCAGCCAGCGAAGTGAACGCATTCTTGCGCTCTCTGCCCCGAAGGACGGAACCATGAGCCGAACCCCTGCATCCTTCAAACAAGCCGACCTTGCCCGCGCCCTGCGCGCGGTCAAACAGGCCGAATTGGTCCAGGATGTAGAGATCCGCATCGAGGGCGGCACGATCCGCATCATCCCGGCCCACACAGAAGCCGAGCCGAAAACCGTGGACGCTCCAGTGAGGCTACGCATATGATCGACGACATGCCGCGCCGCCTTCCCAACCTGGTCCGCGAAAAGACCCGCCACGGTCGTCTGGTCTGGTATTTTCGCGAAGGCACCGGGCCGCGCACGCGGCTGCCGGACGAGTATGGCTCGCCGGAGTTCCTGAGCGCCTACCGGGCGGCGATGGCCGGGGCCCCACCGCCCCAGTCCAACCGCCCGGACCCGCGATCCCTGCAATGGCTGGTCGATACCTGGAAGCAATCGAGCGACTGGGCGGGCACGCGTCCGGCCACCCGAAAGCAGCGCGAGAACCTCATGGTTCGGGTGATCGACGCGAGCGGTAACCCACCCTTCAAGGCGATCACCAAGGACAGCATCCGCGAGTTGCGCGAGGCCATGCAGGATCGCCCGGCTGCCGCTGACAACATGATCAAAACGTTCCGGGCGCTCTACCGATGGGCCGAGGATGCGGGGCACGTCGACGACAACCCGGCAATGGCCGTGCGATTCATCGGAGCACGCTCGGACGGCTTCACGCCCTGGACCCGCGACGATCTGGACAAATACCGCGAGCACTGGCCCCTTGGCACCCGCGAGCGTGTCGCGATCGAGGTGCTGATTACCACGGGCCTAAGGCGCGGCGACGCCTGTCGTCTCGGCCGACCGCACTTGAAAGCCGGCGTGTTCATGATCCGGACGGAAAAGACAGGCACCCCGGTCTACCGCCCACTTCTGCCGGAGCTTGCCGCGGCGATCGAGGCCGGGCCCGTTGGCGAGCTGACGTTCATCACCGGGGCGAATGGCGCCCCGATGGTGAAGGAGAGTTTTGGAAACTGGTTCCGAAAAGCCTGCACTGCAGCAAAGGTCTCTGGCTCGGCCCATGGGGTCCGCAAGTTGGCCGCCACGATCATGGCTGAGAGGGGCGCGACCGAGTCCGAGCTGAAGGCTGCGTTCGGCTGGACGACCAGCGACATGGCATCGCTTTACACCCGCGCGGCCGACCGCCAGCGCCTCGCCATTGCGGGTGTTCTGAGGCTCGCTTCTGGGGCTGATGAAGGCTGA